GGCCCACACCGTTTGCATGGAATTACATGCGCTCTCGTCTACGGTCCACTGCACCCGATCTTCCAGTGTATATGAGGGCAACTACTAACCCCGGAGGTAGAGGCCATCACTGGGTAAAGAAAATGTTTATTGATCCTGCTGCACCCAATAAATCTTTTAATGCAACAGATATTGACACAGGCGAAACTTTAAGGTATCCTTCTGGACATGAGAAAGCAGGTAAGCCTTTATTCAAGCGTAAGTTTATTCCTGCTAGACTCAAAGACAACCCATACTTGGCAACGCAAGGTGACTATGAAGCCATGCTATTGTCATTACCAGAACAGCAACGTAGACAGTTATTGGATGGTGATTGGGATATAAAAGAAGGCGCAGCCTTCACAGAGTTTGATAGGAATGTACATGTTGTTGAACCTTACCGTATTCCCAGTAACTGGGTCAAGTTTAGAGCTTGCGACTATGGCTATGGGTCTTATAGTGCCGTACTTTGGTTTGCTGTCTCACCTAGTGAACAGATAGTTGTATACAGAGAACTATACGTTAGTAAAGTACTTGCTACTGATTTAGCTGACATGGTTCTTGAACTAGAAGCAGAAGATGGAAACATAAAGTATGGAGTGCTTGATAGTTCTTTGTGGCATAAGCGTGGTGATACTGGTCCTTCGTTGGCTGAACAGATGATACAGAAAGGATGCCGTTGGCGTCCATCTGACAGATCAAAAGGATCACGTGTAGCAGGTAAAAACGAAATACACAGACGCTTACAGATAGATGAGTTTACCGAAGAACCTAGAATGGTATTTTTTAATAATTGTATAAACACAGTGGCACAATTACCTGCACTACCAATAGATAAAAAGAATCCAGAAGACGTTGATACAAAATCAGAAGATCACTTGTATGATGCTTTGAGATACGGTATAATGTCAAGACCAAGATTTAGTGTATTTGATTACGATCCATATGGTACACCATCAGTGGGTATGAGAGTTGCAGATAGCACGTTTGGATATTAAGGAAAAGTAAATGGCAGAAGATAACGAAGTCTTTATTGAAGATGACGCAGTTGTTTTAGAAGACACAGACGATACTACAGTCGAGGATGCTGAAACATCAAAGATTATTCCGTTTATTATGGAGAAGTACAATCGTGCAGAAGACTACCGTAGACAAGACGAAACACGTTGGCTAAGAGCCTACAGAAACTATCGTGGTATATATGGGCCTGAAGTTCAGTTTACGGAAGCGGAAAAGTCTCGTGTATTTATTAAAGTAACTAAAACAAAAACACTTGCAGCCTATGGGCAGATTACAGATGTACTATTTGCTAAGAATGCATTTCCAATTAGTATTGATCCTACTGCATTACCAGAGGGTATTGTAGAAGATGTATCATTTGACCCTGCATTACCCGATCCATTACGTGAAGATGAAAAGTCTGAGCCAGTATCACCTTACGGTTTTAATGGTGATGGTAAAGATTTTCCTGCAGGAGCAACTGCAAAAACATTACAAGAGTTACTTAACCCAGAACTAGATGCTAAACTAGAACCAATCAAAGGTGTCAAAGAAGGTGCAGGTACAACACCTACAGCCGTAACATTTAGTCCTGCCATGATTGCTGCAAAGAAAATGCAAAAGAAAATCTATGATCAACTAGATGAATCTTCTGCATCTAAACACTTACGTAACACAGCATTTGAAATGGCATTGTTTGGTACTGGTGTAATGAAAGGTCCATTTGCTGTAGATAAAGAATATGCAAACTGGGATGATGAGACAGGGGAATATTCACCTACATTTAAAACAGTGCCTCAAGTATCACATGTATCTGTGTGGAACTTCTATCCTGATCCAGATGCAAACAATATGGATGAAGCACAGTATGTAATTGAACGCCATAAGATGTCACGCTCACAAATGCGTGGGTTAAAGAAACGTCCATACTTTCGTGCTCAAGTTATTGATGAAGCAATAATGTTGGGTGAGAACTACGACAAAGAATATTGGGAAGATGATCTATCTGACTATGCACCAGAGCATGGTGTAGAACGTTTTGAAGTTCTTGAATATTGGGGCATGGTAGATGTAGACATGTTGCTTGAACAAGGTGTCGATATTCCAGAAGAATTGCAAGAGGTAGATGAGCTACAAGCAAACGTATGGATTTGTAATGGTAAACTAATTCGTATGGTAATGAACCCCTTCAAACCTGCTAAGATACCTTACATGGCATCACCCTATGAACTTAACCCATATTCATTCTTTGGTGTTGGTATTGCTGAAAACATGGACGATACCCAAACACTAATGAATGGCTTTATGCGTATGGCTGTAGATAACGCTGTACTATCAGGTAACTTGCTAATTGAAGTAGATGAAACTAACTTAGTTCCGGGTCAAGACTTATCAGTATACCCCGGTAAAGTATTCAGGAGACAAGGTGGTGCTCCGGGGCAAGCTATCTTTGGAACAAAGTTTCCTAATGTTGCAGGAGAAAACTTACAGCTATTTGATAAGGCACGAGTGCTTGCAGATGAGTCTACAGGCTTTCCATCATTTGCACATGGGCAAACAGGTGTGCAGGGTGTAGGCCGTACTGCTAGTGGTATCAGTATGCTTATGGGTGCAGCTAGTGGAAGCATAAAGAATGTTATTAAGAATGTAGATGATTATCTACTACGCCCACTTGGTGAGGGTATGTTTCGTTTTAATATGCAGTTTGACTTTGATCCTGAGATTAAAGGTGACTTAGAAGTTAAAGCACGTGGAACTGAATCACTAATGGCTAACGAAGTACGTAGCCAAAGACTTATGCAATTCTTGCAGGTGGCGTCCAACCCATCACTTGCACCATTTGCTAAGTTTCAATATATTATTCGTGAGATTGCAAAGTCTCTTGACCTTGACCCTGACAAAGTAACAAACAATATGAGTGACGCTGCTATACAAGCTGAGTTAATGAAAGCATTTCAGCAAGAACAACAGCCTCAAGGTGGAGCACCTGCAGGTGCAAACCCAATGGATACATCAGGAGCAGGTGGTGGTACAATAGGTACAGGCCAAGCACCAACACCTCAAGAACAAGGATTTAGTGGTAATGCAGGACAGCAAGGAGCACCTCAACAAGCTCAAGGCACTGGTGAGCAACCAAGCCAAGTGGTCTAAGTTTGAAAACTATTTAGACTTTCTTATTGAGCAACAACACCGTACAATGGAACAGACTACTGAATCTGTTGCTATGTATAGATCACAGGGTGCTATCTATCAATTAAGAAGACTAAAACTATTAAGGGATGAGGTTTTAAAACATGGCTGACAAAAGAAAACCACGCACACGCTTTGAAATGATTATGGAGTATCTTCGTAGCCTCAGAGATAGTGAAGAAGAAACACCAAAGAAAAAGAAAAAAGGTGAGAAATCAATTGCCGAACTAATTAACTTTGGTGGTGATTATGAAGAAAGATCAGAGGGTGGTGTTCTTGTAGGAAAGGATACAGGTAAAACTGTAGAAAAAACAGGACGAACTGTTTATAAAACAGAAGAAGGGCATGATGTATCTGAGTTATCTGTTACATTTAAATACAAAGATAAATGGATAAATATTCCTAGTATAGTAATGGGTGAAGAGTTAACTGAGGATGAATTAAGAGAACTATTGGATGAAGGTTTAATTAAACCAACAAGCACACATGATGATTTAAAAGAAGCAGAAAAAGCTGCAGAAGAACATAGTAAAAGTTTAAAATTTAATAAAGGTGGTACTTCTATGGATGAACAAATGAAAATGTTTGGAGAAGGTGGTCTTCTTGATGAGGGTGGTGAAGTAGACGAAGAGTCAGGTAACGAAGTTCCTATTGGTGGTACAAAAGAAGGTGTACGTGATGATATACCTGCCATGCTAAGTGAAGGTGAGTTTGTATTTCCAGAAGATGTAACACGGTATCATGGATTAGAAAAGCTGATGACACTACGGCAAGAAGCTAAGATGGGTCTAAAGAAAATGGAAGCAATGGGGCAAATGGGTAATTCAGAGGAAGCTACAATACCTGATGACCTACCATTTACTATGGATGATTTACTTGTAGTTGTAACTGGTGAAGAAGAAGAGCCAAAGAAAAAAGATGATGAGCCTATCAAAGCACAAGCAGGAACATTCGTACCTGCAAATCAACAATTAAGTAATATGGGAGTCATGGGTTTTCAAGAATCTATGTATGGACAACAAGGGTTGCAGAATCCTGCAGCAACAGTTATGCCACAAGTACCTGCAAGTTCAGTAGTTCCTACAGTGCAAATACCACCGCAAGGTGGTTATACTGCTCCAACAGTACCTGCAACACCAGTAAATCAACCAGAATTTGTACCAGATGTAAGTGATGTATACAAACCTGTAAAATATATTAATCCTACTACTGGTGAAACTATGACAATTAATGAGTATCAAGGTAATCCAGTATCTGCTGTACCTGCAGGGTTTATTCGTTATGATGACTATATTGCACAAGGTGGTGAAGATACAAGTCAAACAACTGTGTCAGGAACAGGCACAGGAGTAGAAAGTACATCTGTACAAACTGCTCAAACAGCAGGTGCTCAAGATGATGAAAGTAAAGCTAAAGCATCTAACTTAGAAAAGATGCGAGAAGACAGAGAAAGAAAAAGAGTACAAGAATATAATAGAGTATTTAACACAGAGTCAGATGAATTTACAAATAAAAATAATGCTAACTATATAACAGATGATCAACTTATAGATGCGTATAAAGATCAAATAGAAGCAGAAACTATTGCACCATTAATTCCCGGTGTAGGTATATTGGCTGCAGGTATGACACGTCTTGGTAGAGGTAAAGTAAATGCGGCAATGGAAGCAAGGTTTGGGCCTAATTTTAAAGAACTTCCAGAGTTTAAAGATATTACACGTGGTTCTGTATTAAAAGAAGCAGGTTCAGGAATAGTACAGGATTTAAAACAAGGTCTTACAAAAGAAGGACTTGGTTTTGGTGATCCTAGTAGCCCAGACAATTTTTATAATAAATATACTGCTAAATA